TATGAGGGTGGGGGGCTCAAATGGCGAACCCCCCTCCCCCGGTGTCGATGAAGAAATTTTATTTTTCAATCATCGATTTCAAAAGTTTGATAGAAATTTGTTGTATCAAACTTGAGAATTCGATCAATTGCATTTTCAATTTCTTCAATTTCAAGTTCTTCACTCAACGAACCTGTTGATGTGCATAGCCTAGCCACCAGGCCACAGGTACCGTAGCCGTGGGCCGTGTCAAAAGCAAACCATTCGTCCCATGAAGTTCTTGGATCGTAAGGATTGTCCACTGTGGACAGCATCCTAGCCATAGTAGACCTCCTCAGAGAGGCCCTGTGAGAGGGTGTGTACCATGGTGTGGTCAGCCCTCCTCTAGAGCACGGTGAACAGAAGTTGTAGAGATTCCCAAAGCTTCAGCAATCTCAGCAGCAGTCTTACCTCTACTACTCATAGCCTTGGCTCTGGCCACCATGCTGGACGATACCTTAGGCTGGGGCCTAGGTGTAGCCAGTTCCCTCACTACTGACTCATCAGCAAGTTCAAGAACCTTGTTCAGTGCAGCCTGTGATACAGCACCTTCCTGGATAGCCTGCCACTCTCGAGGAGTGATAGAGAAAGGCTTCTTACCAGCCCCCGTTCTTTGACGGGCCTCGGCTAAAGCCTGGCGCCGGGCTTTCTGAAGGCGCTCTTTATCATTGGCAAGAGTTGGATCAGCTTGCTTCTTAGCCCTAATGACTGCGTCAGCTAGGACCTGAGCCTGTCTTTCCCTGGGTTTATTCCGGAGGGCCTCGTTTACTTTGGCCTTGAGGGACTTAACTTCAGGGGCATAGGTCTTTGCGGCCTGGGGGTTCTTTCGAACAGAGGGGATAGCAAGCGTAGCCTTACGGGCTTCGTTAGCCATGGCCTTCAGTTCGTTAGAGTGATTGGCATAGACCGTTTCGATAGCACTCCCGTTCTTTGAAACAAGGGAGTATGCATCATGGGTCTCGGCCAACTTAGTGGACTTCTCAGTACGAAGCACAGTCTTACCATGCTTGTCCACATAAGTAGCCCCAGTCTCTTCATAGACCTTGCGTCCAGTCTTCTTGTCAATGGGCCCACCCTTTGAAGCGGACCGGGCTTTTCTTTCAGGAACCCGTTTCTCAGATGAGGCACGGCTGATAAGAGTGGAAGCCCCAGCATTTGCCTTACCCTGGTATTTCTTCTTGAGGGCGGCAATACCGTTGTCGATCTCAGACTGCTTGTAGTTTAGCTTGTGCTTCTCGGCATCAATCACAACCATGGAGTGCCTAACGGCCCGGGCAATCTCAGCCTGGTTTGCACCACCAATAGTCATATCAGTGATCAGGTTTGAGACCTCACCCATCTTCATCTGCTTCTGCTTAGAAGTCATGGGTGTCATTCCGGGGTAGGCAGGATACATAACCTTGGGATCGAAATCCTTCAGGCCTTTCAGAGCAGGAGAGGTCTTCACCTTTCCGCTGTTGTTCGGAATACAGAGAACAGAGTCTCCGTCGAAGTCTGCACCAGACAGACGTTCCGCCACCTTAGGGTGGATTCCGATTGCATCCTTAACCTTGGTCCCTATTGCTTTTCTGGCATGGGGGTTTTTGTTGTTGACTGTCAGCTCAGGAATCTCGAATCGTCCACCGTGAGGATGACGAACAAGAACAACCTTTTCCCCATGTTTGAAGTTGGGGGCGTAAACCTCCGTGGTCTTCATCTTGGGGACGGGAAGGATTACCTGACTGGCCTGCCGAGGTAGAGCTGCCGCTTTAAGATCAACGGCATCGGAGTCAACAGAGTCAGCAAACGACTGAAGCAGCTTCTTCTTGACCGAGGGGTTCGTAAGAGCCATAATCTCTTCGAACTCTGCCCGGCGCTTGTCTCGTACCTTCTGAAGCTGCTGCTTAGCAAGAGAGACGGGCTGCTTCGAAAGGAACTGGGAGCTCAAGGTCTTCGACCAATCACCCCAAGTACCTTCGTCGTTAACGATGTTCATCGCAGAGAGCTTCTTACGACCATTAGAGTCGGTGTAGTGAAGCTGCTTGCGGATTACCGAACCAAATGGGTTCGCCGGGTCACCTGTCTGCTTCTTGAGGGCATCCAGTTTGTTTCCGGTGGGGTTCTTGTTGGTGTTGAACCGGAGATCGTATCCCTTAGGAATGTCATCCGAGTACATCGCCATACCCTTGAGGTAGTGTGTACCGTCAACACTGATTCGAACCTGAGCGTAGTTGGAAGAACCGAGGGAGAGGTCTTTGACTCCACGTCGAACCTCAATGACACCGTCCATATCGGTACCACCCTCGTTTCCATAGCGGACCTTCAGTCGCTTGCTAGAAACTGCAGTGGGCTTCTCGATACCGTATACCGTATGACCCCGGTCCTCGATATTGACCCCGGGGGCCTTAATTTCTCCCCGCTTGGCCAGAACCGTCTTGTAGTCCATGCCCGGAGGCACCAGGACCTTCATTTCGGTGAACTTACCAGTCGTCTGCTGCTGGACCTTCACCTTGTGGACGTGATAGCCCTCAGCCTCAAGCATGGCGGTGGCGGTCTTCATCTTGGTGCTTGTGACACCCATGTTGACCTCAACGCCGAGCCCGACGTCAAGAAGACCGTCCTTACCGACCTGCTTCTTGAGCTCCTTGGCCAGTGCTTCAGTACTCCCCGCCCTTTCTTTGAGGGTGGGGTCTAAAAGCGCTCGAACGGAGGACTCGTTGATGCCCATACGGCGACCAATGGCCGTGTTAGACATCCCCTTCTCCTTGAGCCGGGCCACCATTGCAACATCAGCCTTACGCTTCTCGTTCTTAGCAATGGACTTCTGGGCTCGAAGCTGGGTGGTGGTCATTCCAAGACCCTTTGCGATCTCGGTCTCAGAGAGACCCTTCGCCTTGAGGTCTTTGATGGTGGAGAGGAGGTCGCCCGAGTGCTGATGCGGGTCCTTTCCGGAACCCCAGGGGTAACGTCCAGACTTACGCTTAACACCATAGTGAGCGAGATCCATTAGGCCTCCTCTTCCTTGATCTTCTCAATAAGCTTGTCGAATTGGATGATGGTGTCCATAATAGGGGCGATGTCGTCGCCCTCCGGGTTTGCTACCTGAATATCGTCATTCTGGTAGATACGGAGCTCATAGTTGATAGCCCCAGGACGCTCATCATACTCGAGGCAGAAGAGTGCCGCGTAGATCATGAGCTGATCAATCTTGGCCGGGTGTACCCCGGTCTTCAGATCGTGGATGCGAAGCAGGCCCTTGTCAAAGGAGATAGCGTCAGCAGTGCCAAAGCAGTTGACCGAGTAAAACAGGACTTGCTCCGGCTCCATCCGAAACCCAATAGCATCGTTAACATAGTTGTTGAATGTCACCTTGTTTCGAGGCATGCGCATCTTCAACCGAATGTGCTCAGCAGCGAGCTCGTGAAGACGGGTACCCTTTGCGGCAGCCTGGGCGGTTCGGAAGGTCTCGATCAGTTTGTCGGGAGAGTAGTTGAGCCAGTGATACTTACTGGCAGAAAGGAATGCGTGGGCCCCACTAAGCTGTGAGTGATTGTTGAACTTCACTGAGGATCTCGCTCTCGTTCTCAGGGTAGATGAATGCAGCATACGACATCGCATGCATTGTCCGAACATAGTGTGCCTGGTTCGGACGGACTGAGGCAATGGCGCCTCGCTTCACCTCAAGGGCCGCCCAACGATTCTTGTAGAGAAGAATCAGATCGGGGATACCTTGGATGTAGTTGGGATCATTTTTCAGAATGATGATCCCCGGCAGCATCTTGTTCAGCTTCTTGATGAGCTGTGCTTGGAATTGTGACTCACGCATGGTGTGCTCCTCTGGGTAAGCCTATAAGAAGGGATAGGCTTGTTTCTATCCTTCTTATCATTATATGCGTAGTTTGCGACGAGGGGTGTCACACGTATTGTAGAGGGGGTATTCTTGGAATGGGGTGGGTTTTGTTACAGATGTGACTAATGTTAAAATTCGATCGATAAACGTCATCAAACATCATCAAACAGCACCACTTGAGGGGTGGGTCCAAAAAACGTGAAAAATCCCTATACTATATATATTAAAAAAATCATCATCATCAATTAATTATATTATTTCACAAAAAATTGCCCACCCCGACTTTTCGTTGCAATTCCAGGGAAAAGTCCAACAATACGTGTGACGCCGTGGACGTAAAAATTGCCCACCCCCCATTTCGAGTCACATTAGTCACATCAGTAACACAAAAAAAGTGGCCACGTCGGCCCAAACCAAGGCGTCACACGTATTGTAACCCTCAATTTGGACCGACGTCACACGTATTCTAACCGACGAAAGCCCTCTCGTTGAAGACCTTCTTCGAGCTCAGCGACCGCCGAACCGCCTCATCTATCGAGGAATGAGACTCAAGAAAGTAGTACTTCAACCGAGAATAGGGCGTGTTCAATCGGTCGATTCGACCCTCACACTGTTCCGTCACTCGCCAGGAATAGTTGAGGGACCAGAAGAGAACCGTATCGGTACTAGTACAGTTCCATCCCTCTGCTGCCGAGGTGTACTGACAGATATAGATCCATCGGTCTCCTCCTGGAATAGCATCGTGCCGATGTCCATTCCATTGCGCTGTAGGCACTCCAAGGCTCTCCGCAACTGCAAGGATTCGATCGAGCTCATAGTTGTAATTGTAGAATACGATAACCCTCTCATGGCTTGAGAGTATGCGCTTGGCTTGCTCTGAACGCCAGTCATTGTCACTGACCACCTTTCTCAAGATTCTGCAGACCCCACCTGCGTCTCTTAGGGGTTCCTCTGTCCAGGGATCCATCCTGTTCTTCACGACCCACTTATACAAGTCACGGTCGTAGTCGCAGTAGACAGTCTCCCTCTCACGAGTCGTGTGTCGCTCCACCGGCATCTCCACTAGGATACTCCGACGAAGTCGCTGCAGCTTCGCCTCCCCTATGTATCGTTTGACCTTGGGGTATTTTGCGAAGCGATCAAATATGACATGATCCTCCATGAACTCCGTACGAGTCCTGAAGAATCCGTGGGCCATGAACACCGGAAGGTAGTCCATCCAGACATCTCCAGGGGTGGCTGAGAGCAGAAGCCAGGTGTTCTTCTTTGTTATCTTGAGGAACTCCTTGACCCAGCGCCCACTGCCGGAAGCACGCTGCTCATCAAAAAAGAATACGGCGTGTTCTCGATCCGAGTACTTCCTGATGTTGTTCCACGAGTCCACCACAATGGATGAACCTGTGAAACTACATGCAGGATCTGTACTCAGACCGAGACGCGCAGCTTCCTCCTCCCACTCAAGGGAGTCCCGCTTCTTAGCGGTTGTGATGACATACAGCGTAGGGGAGCCCTTGACCTTCTTCTTAGCCAAGGACCCCCCTTTCTTGAACGAGGCGGCATTACAAACCGACGTGAGGTACCACGCCAGACTTGTCAGGGTCTTCCCCGAACCAACGCCACCCGCCAAGATGCTGCCGTTCTGCAGTTGACGCACCGCCTGGATCTGCTCAGGTCGGTACACAACTGTCATGGTTAGTGTGTTCTCCTTTCGAGACATGATCCGAAGATCCACTCGTCGAACGCAGACTCATACTCCTCGAGCATGAACCCCAAACGACCCTCAGCGTACTCCTCCTTGCGGAACTCGGAGTTGGATTTCAAGTAGAGATTCTCCGGCGTGAAGTTTCGTCGGTTTCCATCCTTGTACTGGACAAAGTAGCCATCCGGAATCCATCCGACAAATGTATTCCACACCAGAACCCCAGCTGAGCGCTTGAGCTGCTTCTTACCTCCAACCGGGTACATCCGGTAGAACCAGGTCTGCTTGTCAAGGGTGGGGGTCAGAAAACGACCAGTCCGCTTATTCCGAACCCTCCCCAAGTCCGATACCTCGTACTTCTCAAAGGGATGGTCTATCGTTACCCACTGCTCAGTAGCCATATCGAGTCTTTCTATCCGCCTCCGACTCAGTACATGAGCCGAAAATATAGTCATCTAACTCGGACACGGTTTCATCATAGATGGCGTCCATCCGAGCGTTGTACTCCTCATACCAGGCCTGCCGGTACTCCGAGTACGATACGAGATCCAGATTCTCAAGACGGGCGTTAGCCATATCACCATTCAGGTGGATGACATAGTGACCCCTCCCGGGCTCTCCGTTGAACGCACGCCAGATAACAATACCACAGCGAACCATGGTCTGCTTACCTGAGTCATCGCGATACAGGGAGAACCCGGGGGCTCCATCAGAACAGCGCTGGATACGCAGCACCCTACCAGTCGAGATATTCCGCACCCGACCTAGATCAGATGCCTCATACCTTGAGAAGGGGTGGGGTAAATTTCTCCAGCGCTCAGTCAATGTGCATGGCCTTGATGTGGTCCAGGAGGTATTCCTTCCTCCCGCTCTCCTCGTTCTTGACAATACGGAGCTTCGTCGTGTGCCGGGCGTAGTAATACCGGCGCTTCTCAGATGTGTCGAGGAAGACGAAGAAGAGAACCCCCTTCGCGATCTCCTGAACCCGGATGAGACGCATCGGGACACCGGAGACGATCACCTCGGACACCTCATCCGACTTGAGGGCCTTCTTGATCTCCTCGAGGTCGGTGATCTCCTGGGTCGGGTTGTCAAGAGACCAGGAGTCGGACAGAGGATTGAAGATGAACTTCTGATCGCTGGTGAAATCAACCCTGATCATGAAGTCCTTGTCCTGACGCTTCAGGTAAAGGTACCACACCTTGTTACCGTTAACCTCGGCGTCGGTAGGCTCCATACCCATCACGTTCCAGAAGTATCCCCCGCGCAAGAAAGTGACCGGATGCAGACGCTGGAACGTCTCGCTGATGCGGAATTCGTTGAACTCGTTGACGCCGAGTCGCTTAGTGCTTCCCATGTGAATTGCCACCCATTCTGTATTAGGCCGGAATTGAATGAACTTGAAGTTGGTGATGTCTTCGATGAGAGTATGAGTATGCCCGACCCCAGAGACAGTGAATAGCCATGCGTTGTCCAGATCTAGGCCATTCTCCTTACGAAAATCTGTCACCAGAACAGGCCCCTCCTTCATCGAGAACTGAATATACATGTGGTTCCCACAGTCAAGAACAGCTCGAGTATGTGCCAGGAACTCCTCCCAACCCATATACCTCGGGATCTTGTAATATCCAGCTGAAGTCAGCTCCACAATATCCTCCTCAGAAATAACGGATCATGTCGGCAGCCCATTCAACGTTCTTGAGGACCCAGTCGTAACTCTGGTGTCCCTTCTCATTGGTTATGGTGTGGCGAGTGAACTTGGACTTCTGAGCGTCCGACATGCGGAAGGTGTACCAGTGGTCCTTCTCTCGCTCGGCGGTGATCCACAGATCGGTAGAGCCGGGAACCCGCATGAAGGACTTGACGTGATACTGCCGGGACTCGTAGAAGAACGGAGCAGGCTTACCCTCACGAGCAGTCCAGTAGTCGTAGTACTCCTTGGCGTTATAGGTCTTCCGCTCCTCAGCAAGGAACAGAACCGACCCGTTACTCATCAGGTCGCCATTCTTGATCCGCATCTTGGTGATGAGCCCCTCAGCGTTGGTCATATACATGATCCACTGGTCATCGCAAGTGGGCTTGAACTCAGTGACGAAGAGTTCCTTGTTCCTGTAGATGAACGTGGGAAGCATGACCCCGTCCGTCTCCTTGAGCTTAGCAAGATACTGCATACGAAGCTCGTAGATGTCAACGGGACCCTCGTCAACCTTGATAAGAGTGATCATTTTGTGCTCCTTTTAATGCGTCGGGGGATGTCGTACTCGTCGAGAAGGTAGTCCATGAATGCGAAGAGATCCTTCTCTATCTCATCCGCGAGCTCTCGGTTTCGAACCTGAGAGACGTCAACGATGAACCGATAGCTGTTGTTCGCAGTCCGCTTCTCAAGGTGAACGGAACACCGTGGCGTACGACGACGCTCTGGGTTCTTGATGTAGTCGAGCACGATCTCTCGACCAGGCTTAAGATCCGGGTTAGGATACAGAGTCTCTCGAGGTTCCTTGCCCGCAGCTCGATCTCGCTTACGAGCCTCACTGAGAGCATTTCTCTCGAACTCCTCTGACTCCTTGACCGCCTTCAGAATATCATCAGCACTGACGATAAGTCGGCTAGCCACGTGTGTCCTTTCTACGAGTGTGGGACCCCGGGGCCCTTTTACAGACCCCGGGGTGTAAAATCAGCCTCGCCGCATCTCCCTGATGAAGATCCAGATCAGCCAGAAGCCTCCGGTCACAGAGACCATGAAGACGTCAAACAGGAAGTTGAAGAATCCGTAGCGTCGCATCAGGCAGCCACCTCCTCATCGGCATACTTGGCATCAAGCGGGTCCTCGGCGATCGTGACATACATGGTTCCCAAATATGCCTTCACGCCGGTGTTCCCATTTGCCTCCCAGACGTAGGGGTTGATCGTGAGATCCACATTCAGAATCTCGACGTAGTCAAGAGAGTCGATCGTCTGCTCGTTGATGTAAACCTTCCGTCGAGTCAGGTTCGGAATGCAGACAATCTTCGGAGGACGGGATCGATAAGAGGCCTCAACCTTGATGTAGTGGATAACAGCATCCGGGTCATTTCGAGACTCCCGGGTCTTCAGATTCCACCCGTCTCGCTCGAGAGCAGAAACCATGTCCTCGGGAATCTCAACGCAGAAGGTTCGCTTCGTGCCGCCGGCGAAAGGACCAGAGGCAGAGAAGTCCTTGAAAAAGATACGGGCGTTCTCGATAGTGATGTTGCCAAGTCGTGCCATTGTGTTCTCCTTAAATATCAGGCTCGGAAATCGGGGTGAACGTTTGAAGGGTCTCCTTGTGCAATCTCGAGCACTCGGGAAATGAATCGAGTAAGATTCTTCTTCTGGCGGCACTTGAACAGGATTGTGCGGATACCACCTGCGAAGTTGATATCTGCGTAGACAATATTCAGCCCCTTGTAGAAGCTGACCTCCGTGTCATCCAGAAGATCGAAGTGCATCTGGTGACTGTACTTACCAACCCAAGATGGTTTGACGTTGCTTCGCTTGTCAATATACTCATCAAGCTTTACGTCCTCGAACTCGTAGGCCTCCTCGTTCAGGTCACCATTGAGGTCGAAGTAGTCAATGACACTGGGGTTCTTCTTACTCATGCGATCCACTCGTCCTTAAGGTCGATCTTGTCGTGCATGATCTGCCTGAGGAACTCACAGGCGATCTGGTACTCTCGGTTGTTGTAAATATAGACGGGCTTGATGGTGATGTCCTCGTCATGGAGGAACACACGCATCACGATGATTCGATGGATAGGATCATAGGTAACGATAAAGCTGTCACCGTTCTTGAGCTGGTACTCAATGATATCTGGGGCGTTACAGATGACGAGAATATCGTCAACGTCATTCTTCTCACGGTACTCAACCCCTCGTCGGAATGCCTCGAAGCAGTCCTTGAGCTCAATGAACTCCGTATCGATACGAAGATGGGTATCGTGGGCGACAATCTTTCCTGGCATGTGTGCTCCTTTCAGAAAAGCCTATACCCCAAGTTAATGGGGTATAAACTAGAGATCAGTCTTCGATCTCGATGTGGTCTCGGGCTTCCTTGACGGCCTTGACGGTCTCGTCGAACTGCTTCTCGACTTCGCGGGCAACAATTGCACTAGCAGCAACACCAGTGCCTACCGATCCGAACCAAAGCAGAATCTTAGCGATTCCATTTGCGTTCGAGACGATAGGCTTGGTGAGCTTGCTGGCAATCATACCAGCTCCAATGGAGGAGAGTCCGGAGATGATAATCTTGGCAACGGGTAGCATGAGTATTCCTTTCGAGTAGAGGGGTCTCATAATACCCGTGGTTTCTGACGCGGACCCCCGGGCCCTTTTACAGACCCGGGGGCTTTTTACACATCAGGTGTAGTTATGACGGTAGCATCCCGCATCCTGCACGAACATCCAGTGCCGCTGCCAGAAAGGCCCGCGGACAAGAACCCAGCGCCAGCATCCCATATTATCTCACCTCCTTTATGACTAGATCTTCGTCAGATTATGTCAGGTGTAGTTGTACCGGAAGCAGTTGGCGTCCTGTACGTGAATCCGGGTCCAACCATGCCAGCGAGACCACATCCACATCCAACGTCCACACATATCACTTCACCTCCTCATGGTACAGTCGGGAAATAGTCTTCCTGCTCGAGCCAGGCATAAAGACCAGCTCGTTCAGGCCGTCATGGGTAAACATGTACGCAGTCCAGTGTACCCAGTTGAAGCACAGGATCTTCCCATCCCGAGGACAGGCGATTCGGCAGTACCCCAGGTCATCCTTGAGGATGCGGGCATTCCAATACTTACTGACACGTCCCTCAGGAGAATATACGGTCAAGATGAAGTGCTTGACGTTGACTCCGTAGATGATCGGATCATCGAGAACCGGATCTCGGTCATTCTCGATCGAGAGCTCTTTATACGGACCCCACTGGTTCACGTACTCAGCCATCGTTATCCCCGTTCCAAATATACGGCTCAAGCTCCAAGGGTGAAGGCCTCGAAGTCGCCGAAGTCTCCGATCGCAGCCTTTGCATCGTCAGCAAGACCCTCGAAGTAACTCCAGTCGACCCACTCCTTCCAGTCGTCTGCGTGGGCTTCCTTGAAGGATTCGAACTGTACCCACCGGTGACCGGTACTGCCTGATGCGGCATGGTAGTTACCATCTTTCTCGCGGAGAAGGATTCCGCCTCCACGGTTTACGGGGACGAAGGCGCCGGTCTTACCGACGAACTCCATCTCTGGCTTCTCTTCTGTTCCGTTGTTCAGATACAGAGCAGTGGTGACGCTCTTGGTCTCCGCCACGTCCCGAATGTCCAGCTCCTCCTTCGAGAAGAGCTCCTTGAAGACGTAGGGGTGCTGGAACTGGGCGCCGGTAGCACTCCAGTGCCCATCCTCGTAGTCGACGTAGACGGCCTTGTTCACGAGACACATACGGTCGTAAGTCGCCTCGTGCTCGAAGGTGTAGCCGTACTTCTTGCCGAACTCCATGACCTTCTCAATGATCTCGGGAGTGGCCCGAGGGATCTTGATCGAGTCGGTCTTGATGTGCGCAACGTCGAAGCCCTGCTCCTGGACGAAGTGCTTCAGATCCACCATGAACAGAGCGCCACGCTTGGCGACAATGTTGTCCACATTGCGGGGGTCCTTGAAGGCGTTGGGGAACTTTGCCGCAGTGAGACCGTACACCGAGTTGATGACGATCTTGAGAGCAAAGGCCAGTGCCTCATAGTCAACCCCCTCCTCGAGGAATGGCTTGAGTGCTCCGTCCAGAAGCGACCCGGCTAGCTTGTCGTCGTGGTGCTTGATGGCTACTCGGGCTTGCTTGATCTCGCTGAAACGCTTAGTGTATCGGTCTCCGAAGAGGTTGAGACACTCGATTGAAGTGGGATGCATGCTCGCAACGTCGAGAAGTGCGACGTCGACGTAGATTCCTGGCTCGGCATAGACGTATCCGCCCTCACCGACCTCCTCCCCACGATAGGTAGACTTGCCGAAAGAGTATTGATAGCCAGGGAATTGCTCACTGAGATCGGTGTAAACGAATTCACTCTGCGGATTCCTGTTCTTTCCGAAGATGATAAACTGACTGTGCTTGTTGGTCGTGTCGTTAGGAGTCAGACCAGACAGCTCGGCAAGCATAAGGCGGGCTTGCCAGTCCGCATGGAGGTGGTTGAAGACCTCCTCGGTTGCGATAACGTCATTATCACAGTAAGCCGCAACTTCCTCCCAACGATCCTCAGGAACGTTCTCGTCCCAAGGCAAGCCGAGCTCCTGGTGATGCAGTCCAAGTTCGATCTCCCACTTCTTGAGAGACATCTTGGTGGCTGCGAAGTCGTACACGTCGGTGTAGGACAGATTGTATGCCTCGACGAACCCAGCAGTGACGCTGTTCTCGATGATCCGCTTGCTCAAGTCATACAGCTTGGCATTGTTGAACCCAAGCGTACGAGCATAGAGAATATGGTTGTCGTACTTCCGACAGTTGAAGCCGATAAGCCGCATCTCACAGAGGGCCTCGATCTCTTCGGGGGTGGGGTTAATCATCCGATGAACGGTTGGATTACCCTTCACCTTCCAGTTCACGAGGAACAGGTTCGGGAAGACCTCACAGTCGAAGAAGACAAGCTCGCCGGTCGGGAATCCAACGGTCTTCTCCTCGGGATCCTCATTGGTGAACGGCATCTCCATCACGGTCTTGATAGCCGCCTCAGACTGGTGTGTCGAGTTCATCGCAAACGCCAGCACCCGAGGCTTCAGGTCCTTGACGTCATAGACCATCCCCTGCTCCTTGGCGTCACGGAGGATCTTGGCGATGAAGTCGATCGAGGGCTTGGTCGAGGGATGGATCTCCTTCCGAAGGTTGCGCTCAATAAGCTCCCTGACCTTCTTCTCGTTGGCCATGGTGGTCTTGTTGATCACTTTCTTCTCCTTAAACGGTAACCCCTCAGAAATATGAGCCACCGGGATGTTGTTGCAGTGGGTGACCTTTCTCCTCAGAGAGGAATCACCTGTGAAGACCTTGATCTCAATATCTTCGTCGTATAGCCTCGCCAGTTCGGTAGGGTCTCCGTCGTAGATGTAGTGGAGGTGCACTCCATTACCACCTTGACTGGTCTCGGCGTAGGTAGGGGGCCATTCAGAGGCGGCCTGTAGGTTTCGATTAAGGTCCTTCCTACCGTCTGTCTTGATATCAAAGTCGATGACGATATGGTTCTCGGGGACTTTGACGTAGTGGACCTCATGCGTATCAACGTCCTTTAGAGCGGTATGAACGTTCGCCCATCGGAACTGCGGAGTACCAGAAGGTCCGGCTTGTTGTGCCGGGCAATCAGCGAGGGTCTCGTCGAGAATGGATTCGGAAGAATCCAGGTCGAGCGAATATGGCTCCTCTGGAGAAGCCTCGAGTTCGGCGGGATCCAATAGGTAATCCCGGAAGCCGGAATAGACGTTGCATAGTCTACCGTCACCGGTTCGTACTCGTGAATGAAACTTGTCAAAGTAGTCTTTGAGTTCTTCACGGAAGATGTACCGACTCTTCGGATACGGGATATTACTCTCACTGCAGTACTCCTTATACAGCTTGTATGCCATCGTGAGACTAATGTACTCCTCTTCTTTGAAGAGAAGGTAATTCTCCTCAACAAAGTTATACAGCACGTTAGTCCGAAGCATCATGTCTTGGGGCTTATACGCGTCGTAGTAGTGTTTACCAAGACTACGATAAACCCCAAGACAGTGATTAGCGATCTTCCCAAGCTCGTCTCGGATCTGAGTCATCAGCGTCTGATACTCGTCAGCCCCCACTGTTTGTCCGGTGGGGGAGATATCAATCAGTCGACGGATAATACCAGACTTCGAGTCTGTGATCTTGACTGGCTTGTTCGTACCAATGAAGAGGAGGGCGTTGATTCGCTTAGGATAACGCTTCATACCCTTCTCATTGATTAGGATCGTTTCGTGGGCCACCACGCTGTTAAGTAGCCCATTAGTCTCGATCCGAGAGAGGTCTCCGTCCTGATCAATGGCCACGAGCGAACTCTTGCCGAGAGAGCTGGTCGCAAACTGATCTGACTTAGATCCAAGAGCTCCCGCATCGAAGACAGTTGTGTACCCTTGGAATAGAAGCTCCAGAATGTTGAGGACCGTTGACTTGCCAGATCCCGGGGGACCATACAAGACGGCAAATTTCTGAATCCTTTTAGAGTCTCCAGCCACAATGGAGCCGATGAGCCACTCAAGCTTTCGTCGAGCATCCTCATCATATAGAGTTCCAACGAGAGATCCCCAAGCGACCGGCTCACCCTCCTCGAGAGAGTATGGCAGCCTTGCAGTGGCATAGTCTTCCTTTCTAGGAGTACTGTCCGCAAATATGAGTTTGCTGTTAAGCTCCTGCCCGTTGTCAGGGAGCCTGGACTTCCAAGTCTGGAAGCTGGTCCATAGTCCAGTGTTGTAGTTGGACATAGTTTTCACAACGGTCTCAATCTGACCTTTGTGATTCTTCTGGTGCTCGAAGAGGGACCTGTCTACAAACGTAGCGACGTCAAACTCGTCTGTAGACCAGAGCCCCTTCTCCTCATCCCAGATTGCCTGGAAGTCTCGTCCCTGAATGAGAATATCCCTCGACCTACCGACGAGGAACTCAGGGTAGATTTCCACCTTTCCACTCTTTGTGGTACGCTCGCAGATTCGGTAGAAATCCATGAGGCTCCTTACATATAGTTCTCGTTTGCGTAGGCGTTCATCTGGGCCCAGAGCTCAGCCTTCCGCATATCACGTGCGCCATGAAGCGGGATCGCACGAAGAGGGAACATGGATCCGTGCCCCATCTTGGTGTAATCCCGCGAGTTGATCCGCTCAAGGATGGAGTCGACTTCCTCCTCGTGGCGGGGGTTGAACAATACCTCGTCGGTGTAGTCGTAGAGGCCACAGTTCTTCACCATCTCCCAGAAGTACCATTCAAGGGAATATGGTGTGTCGTCATCCTCGAGCATCATGTCCATGCGCTCGGCCAAAGCGATGAACATCTCAAGCATGGAGCAAGACTGCTCATTAAGCCAGACGTAGGACACATCGTTGTTCTCTCGAACAAATGCCCTACGCAGGTCAATACCATCCTGTGCACGGTTGATGTCGTTCGCGATCTCGACTCGGAACGGCGTCTGGTGCATGATCTCGAGCAGGCTCATGAAGGACTCCTCTGGACACTCAGCCTTGCGAGTATCCCCGGTTCGATCCACAAGCCACTCGAAATATGAGTTATCCGGTGCTGCCTCGATCATTACTCGTCCTCGTAATACTCAACCCCGAGAACCGAGTGCTCGTAGGAATCGTCGAGAAGAGTGATCTCGAAGTCCGCGTGGCGGCTCATGCTTCGGACGTAGATAATACTGTCGGAGGCGGACACTCCGCTGATGATGTTGTCGAACCAGGACGTGTCCTGCATAGGAACGCCCCGGTTGTCAGCGAATACGTCATCCTCCATATAGTACGTGAGTTCGACATGCTCCTGGTGACCCTTAGCCCGATACTCCTCTTCGGTGATCTGGTAGGCCTCGAAGTGCTGTCGATCCATCGTACGCTTGGTTACCTCCTCCTGGTCGGGATCTTCCACAGGAGTCGGAGAGTAGTCCACAACAGCGCTCGGTACCACCGGCTCAGGATCGGGTTCGCGATCCTCTGAATCAGCGCCATCTCCCACTCGCTCTTTGTGCTTCGCTTCAGCAATTTCTGCAAGCTCCTTGTTGATCTCGATTGTGGCTTCATGGAAGTCCTGCTCGAACTTGCGAGCAAGAACGAAATATACGCCAAGGCCGCCAGTGACGGCTCCGGCTGCGAAATATGCGATCTTCTCAAACATGGCACCTCAGATCTTGTCGTACATCACGCCGTCGACGTTGAAGTCCAGCGCCCACTTAGTGACGGTACGGCCGTTCTTGTCCTCGCCCTCGAAGGTGCCCTCGAAGATGTTGAAGTCGACGAAGTCGTCACCGTTGCCCTTGACCCAACCAGTCACGGCGCCAGCGGGAGTGTGGGGGAACCCGAGCATCTTGTAGACCTCGTTGAGGAAGATGTGACCGCGAGTCTGAAGAATATCGTTCGCGTACTGCTGCTGGCACTTGAGGTGGAGCATAGACAGGTCCTCATCGGCGGACCAGTTCACGTTCTCGTCGTCGAAGATGACACCGTAAGGCGAGACTCCGTCGACAGCAGAGATGGCCTCGAGAGTCATCTCGTCCTTGGTGAGGTCCTCGTCAGCAACAGACACGATAGCGTCCAGCACCGCGTCCTTACCGAACTTAGACTCGACCTTCTTCTTGTAGGTCTTGAATGCCTGGTCCACAGCGGCGTACGCTGCAGCGAGAGAGGCGTTGCGCTTCAGCATGATACCGTGGCCGGTGATCAGCGAGGCAATAGAGGCCGCCCCAAGAATCAGGGCTGGGGCATAAAGCTTCGCCAGCTTGGTACCCATTCGGGTGTAGAGGATCGCCTTGTCCCGAGTGGCGTCCTTGTCAGTGAGCTTTCCGTCCTCGTGGGCCTCGTGGACCTTGACGAGAAGGGCGGTCTCCTCAGAGAGGGTCTCCTCAACCTTGAGGGTTGCCTTGGAGGCGAGAACCGTGGTACCGATAAAGCCAACGGTACCAGCGGCGGTCAGAATGGTGGGGGCGTGCTTGCTGAGAACCAGTCCAGCGCGTCCAGCGAGACGGGTAACAATTCCGAGATTCATTTGATGCGTCCTGCTTTCTTGAGTCGAAGGTAGATAGCAATTGCCTGGTCGTCTTCCATGCGTTCAACACGGCGACGCCACTTGTCTGAGAATGGATAGGCGGCGATAAGCTCAAGCCGCACTTGCTGAGGATTCATCGTGCATTGATGTGATCAGGTTTCGGGAGCTGAAGCATGTAGCCACGACGGCTACGGATCACCGACATGTACCGGGCCGAAGTCCAACCCCAGTTCTCGTCAGTGTATTCGGTAGTGATACCGCAGAGATCGTAGAGGTCGGCGACGGTGGCAAGACCGTACTCCTCGATGATGTCGCCAAGTCGGTCGATAACGAGATAAGCTTCATCTCTGGACTCGAGCTCGATTTCTGAGAAATCATGGTATCGACGTGTACGAGGAGAAGCGTCTCGGCGATTGCCTGGTGCTGAGCCTGGTCGAGAATATGATCCGTATGAGACACGGGACCCCCCGGACGAGCTGCGAGCTCGAGGAGAAGACTCTCCGAAGAGGAGACGTTCGATGCCCTGACTGACCAGATCCGAGAGTGTGTTCTTGATAGCAGGGATAGTAACATCGTAGAGTAGATACTCGCCGACATCGTGGATATCCTCTCCGACGAAAGCGGATACGGCCTTCGTCCCGAAACTTGACTTCTTCTTGGTGACGGTGGCAGTGGTGACCTGCTCAACCTTCTTGCGCTCAGGGAGCTTGCTGTTTGAGGGTAGGTTCGGACGGATTGGTGCGTTAGCCAAGGTGGCCCCTTTCTAAGGAGGTGGGGGCCCCAGATTTCTCCAGGGCCCCCAAATATGAATCAGAGGTTCTTGAGCTCCGTCTCCTTCAGCTTGGAGTCGAGCTCCTTGTACTTGGGGTCCTGCTGAACCTGCTTCATGATCTTCTCCGGCAGGATACCGTTGTAGAACTCCCGAACAAGAGACGGGTTGTCCATGAGCTGGTCGAAGAGCTCCTCATACTCCGGCGAGTTGAGGAAGGACTCCTTGATCTGCTCAGACTTGACGAAGCGCTCACCCTGACGCTCACCATACGAGGTACCGATGAGGTCGTCGAAGAACTTCATCATGGCGTACAGGTCCTCGTTGTCGATAGCGGCCTGGAGCCACTTCTCGAAGTTGGTGACGTTGTCATACCGCTTGATGAAGTCGAACATCTCACGGCGAGACATGTGGAAGTAGAGCTTCTTGGTGGTGGGCTCGTCGTCGAAGATACCACGGACGCGGATGATGTGAGAGAACATATGTGATTTCCTTTCAGTTGATCTTGAAGTAGTTTTCCTTGGGGGACACAAGGAAGTCGACGGTCAGGACAGGCTCGCCCTTCTCCGTCAGTTGCGAACCGAATTCCACAGAGAGGGAATTCGGCTCAGACCAGCCTACCAGTTCCCCAGCGGCGATGGGAGGAATCCCGAGGCCATTGTAGAACTCATTGAGAGAGGCATAACACTCGAGATTGAGCTGCCCATTGATGTTGTTCTCGACTCGACGAATTGTTTCAATGTCGGACTTGAAATATCGTCCCGAGAATACATCATAGCAGAGGACGTCTCCGGAGGAAGCGACCAGAACGGATCCGGACACAGGTTTGCCAGCATCTTGAAGCGATTTCTCTGCAACGCGGGCCTTAACCTTATCCAGGTCCTTCGGATTAACCACGTCCGCCACCGCTTCTCGATATCGCTTAAACGCCGCTTCCGAACCTGTGTAAGCAAGTGCGAACGCCGCTCCTCGAGAGTACTGAATACGATTCGCCGCGATGATCGATACCAGAGTGCATACGCCTGCGATGGCCGGGGGAATGTACACCCGATATGATACTGCGAACTTCTCCTTCCACGAGAGGTCTTCGGGTGAGCGAAGATTGGCTTCACAGTAGTCTGCGATCTTCTCGACTGCGAGCGTAGTAGACTTCGCTGTGAGTATGGCCGTAGCAACGGTCCCGACGCATGCCGAGGCCGTGAGAATAGCCGGAGCGTTTGCCTTGAAGAATTGCGTAACACCGTTCGCATTTATCACTTGTCCTCCTTGCTCAAATATGACTGGATCTCCATTCGGACGATCGCCTCGACGTCCTTGCGAGTCATTCCAGAGACCTTACCTTCAACCTTCTCTCGATGAGCCTTGGTATAGGTACCAATCATAGCCATGATCTGCACCCAGGCCACCAGAATCGTAAGAGCCCCGAGAATATAAAGTGTATACCAGATGATGCTCACTTGTGCTTCCTTTCTACTTTCCTGAGTCGAGGAGCGAGTTTGTAATTCTGCGGATTGTTGATGCAATCCAGGATGAAATCTGGGGTGAATTCCCAAACACCAATCTCTTTAGGGTAGTGTCGGAAATCGATGGAATCTGCGGCCATTCGTCGGAGGTATTCTCGTCTAGAATCTCCTCTCTTGCAAGCGCGAGATTCCCCCGTAGCCCCATCCACTCCGAGGTATAGGATGGACAGCGCATCGGCGGTGATGACTTCTGCGTGTCGTGATAGGAGTTCCATGACACCTCCGGGTGTGAGGATGACAACTCGATTAGGGCGGTCGTTCCGTCGGGTAATCTCGTCACGCGGAACTCCGTATCGCCAGCCTCGGAAGACCTCACTACAGATAAGATCTCCTCGTCCTTCCCACTCTGCAAAGGCACTATCCTTGAGGAAGTAGTAGGAAGAAGGGTCCTCTCCCATACGCTTAGGTCGGGTGGTTGCAGTGCGGACTGCATGGTACCCCTCATTCTCAACCAGCTCCTTCTGGAATGTGGACTTACCTGAACAACTTGGGCCGAGAAGTACGACTAGCATTTCACTCCGCCGAGATCGTGTAGAGGATGACCGTGATTGCGCAAAGAAGGAATCCTATCGCCGTCATGACAAGCTTAGCCATGAATGAGATGGGTGTAAGCCATACGAGCCATGTTGCAAAGGCGACGGCTCCGAAGACGATCAGGAAGATGAGACTGATGAGGATGTAGTAGATCGGTGGTTCCTCGAACATGTGTGCTCCTTTCTCGAGGAAAGCCTATACCCCAAGTCGGGGTATAGTGCTGAATTACCAGCGGTTGATCTTACGATCACGGCGCGCGATGAAACGCTGCTGAACACCAACAACGTGCTTCATCCGGGAGTTCGCACCCCTGCCAATAAAGCAGGAGGCGAGAACAATTCCGAGGATGAAAACAGCGCTCTTGATGACAGAAACGATGATGCGGGTCATGAGTGGTCCTTTCAAACGGAGGGGTTTCAATATAGGACCGGTTTTTCTCGCGGGCTAGTCGTCAGTGAGAGTGTGCAGATATATATCCGTAAGAATCAGAACTCCCACACTACCCAGCACAGACAGGCGGAGATGGCGAGGAATATAGCGTCGAGTAGCCACTTCATATGTGCTCCTTAGAAAAGCCTATATCCCAAGTCGGGATATAGGATGAGGTCTCAGTCGGTCTCTTCAGAGGCTTCGATCTCGTCGAGCTCATCGAGGTCGTCGTGCTCAAGCTCTTCGGGCTCGTCGGTGTCCGGAACCGAACGGAACGCCATGAGGGTGAGAGCGGTACCGGCTGCGAATACAGCGGCACCAGCAATCAACTTCTTGGAGTTGCGCTTGATAGCGGGCAGGACAGCGTCCTTGTTGAACTTGAACTCTACGATCTTCTCGTTGGTCTCAACGGAGTTGTCGTGGGTCTCAGTCATGAGGGTTTCCTTTCAAATAGAGGGGTCTCATATAAGGCATGGTTTTTCTCGCGGAAAAGCTCATATCCCAGGTTAGGGATATGAAGCTGAAGTCACTTGGAGAAGCACTTCAGAGCAAGTTGCATGAACTCTTCGTCAACAGTGCCATCTCGAAGTGCTGCGTTCTCTTTCTTGAGCTGAATAACAAGACGTCGGTATTGTTCGGTCTTGAATTTCTGCTCTTCATGAGCAACAGCAAACCAGATGGCCATGATGGTGATTAAAGCGAGTGCGATGTAGGTCATTGTGTTTCCTTTCTAAGGGTCTTCAATATAACCACAGATTTACCCGCGAAAGCCTATATCCCAGGTTAGGGATATAGGTGTGTATCAGAAGGAGATACGGTTCTTGAGTGTCCGGATCTTCTTGGCTTGCTCCTGATTTGTCTGGATAAGCTTTCCAATGAACTCTACGTTCTTGGCATCACACTTCAGAAGAAATGCGTTCAACTTTTTACAGTCCGCGTTAACTTCCTTGAGTCGAGAAAGCTGGGCTTTCAACTCACGGGTCTCGCGGAATGCGAAAAATGCGCAAATCGACTGAACAATGATGACAGCGAACAGAGCGATGATGGAGTAAGACATGGGGCAGTCCTTTCAGAGTAGGGTCTTCAATATAGGACAAGTTATACTTGCGAAAAAAAAGATAAGCCTAGATCCCATGGCGGGATCTTTGGCTGGAAGGTGGTAGGATCAGAAGTTCCAGGTCTTCTTCTTGCCAACCATCTCGGCGACAATCAGCAAAGTGCCGATGACGACGAAGGGGGCGATGACAAGAGCGAGGAAGGTGGTCATTGTGGTTCCTTTCTAAGGGTCTTCAATATACCATGTGTTAATTCTGCGACTCCTGTGACTGGTGTGACTAAGCAAAAAAAGATAAGCCTAGATCCCATGGCGGGATCTAGTACTGTGTCAGAGGTAGTAGTGGTCGTACTGCTCAGAGCTCAGTCCAGTAGCAGCAAGCTCCTCGGCGTAGTCGAGGGCGGCCTGTGCAGCGGCGGGAGAGAGGTTCATGAGAGTGTCCTTTCTATGACGGGTTTCAATATAGAGCCCGTTTTCTACGCGAAAGCCTATACCCCATGTAGGGGTATAAACTTGAGTCACTTCTCAGGGTGGTGGAATGTGTCCATGTAGTCCTGGTCGTTTTCATAACATGCGGTCCAGGCCTCATCGAGCAGACGCTTGGCTCGCTGCTCACGGATGTGGCAGAAAGTCCAACCGGCTGCGCAAGTGGCAAAGGCTGCAAGGTTGAAAGCGGTCTTGAGGTTCATGGTGGTTCCTTTCAGAGTAGGGTCTTCAATATACTGTGGGATTTTCTCGCGTAGGCAAAAAAAAAGATAAGCCCAGCCCCCCATGCGTATAGCACAGGGGGCCAGGCGAATCTCAGAAGGGTTTAACCTTCATGATCAAACCGAACGCCTTCGAGCTGACGACTGCAAGTCGCTCATACTGTAGGACGGCTACGATACCTGCCAGCGAGGTGACTGCACCGAGAATCGCGTCTTTGCTGAGCTTCTTGCTCTCGCCAAGGGCTTTGGCTTTTGCAAGAGTCTCGACATTTCGAGCAATCGTGGTGTAGTCCTCACTAGCAGGATCGTGAAGCTCGGCCTCCTTCAGAGCGGACTCGATGGTCTGCTGAATGGGGTCAGTTTTCTTCATGGATGGGCTCCTTTCTAGGGGTTCATTATACCGCAGGTTTTTCTCGCTTAGACCTGCTTGACATCCAGCGTCACCTTCCCGTTCCGGAGCATCTCGGCGACGCCCTGGTCGAAGGTGGCATGGATACCCTGGTCCTCAGACACGTGAAGGGCGCCGGAGGGCTGGGTACCCTGGTACTTGGTGGAGCTCACACCGAGAAGCACACCCAGGAAGGTGTCAATCGCGGCGATCGTCCCGGCGACCTCAGTCGGATGAGGCAGGTGCCACAGAGCCGCCAGCGTGAGGTAGAGCGCAGAGGTAGCCGGAAGGGCGACCAGCGCAACCCACTTGAGGATGTCGTAGGACTTGTTGTTCAACTTGCTCTCCTGAAGGTGCTTAGCCATTGGTTTTCCTCTTCGCCGGGGGTCTAGGGGTGGGGACTACGGGAAGATTCTTGACCTCATTCACTATCTTCTCGGCAAGCCCATTCCCCCCGAACTCGGAATAGGGCTCTACAAGATACTTCATGAAGTCTTCATACTCGTCGAGGGTCAGAAATCCGCGATGAAGATAAGTCTTCCCGACATATACAATCCGGTCATGGGCCATTCCGAGCAGAAGCCTTGACGTGGCGGACTTTCGCTCACTACGCTTCATGATCCAGGCCCACATCCCAGAAGATCCCAGTACTGACAAGAATATCGCAAGAACGATATCAAGCAGTGGGTTGAATCCGAAGTGCTGCATGTTAACCGATCGCTAGATAGGGACGAACCCCGAAGGAGTAGTTCAGCGGGGCGTGGGAGAACTGACCAGTGGACTTCATGTAGACCGCGGTCTGAGCCGAAGCACGCTCACGAAGCCAGTATTCCTCCTCAATGTTAACAAGGGCGGGGTTGAGCCGGAAGGCGGGGAACTGGTTGTGGTGGATACCCCGGGAAAGTGAGTCGTCGAAGATGGACGAACCCCAAAGCATGGCCTCATCCATGATATTGATGTGCGGGTTGTACCAGCGCCAGTCCTTGACTGCTCCATTCCCGTCGTACCCTGTAGCTACTCGAGTCCATACGCCGACCATGTTCGATCGGTTGAACAGGGACTCAGCCATACGGCTGGCCTTCGTCAGGGTAGACTGGTTCAGCGTCGAGTCCACATACGAGCGCTGGTCCGGGATCGTGGTAGACCATGCGTCCCGGAAGAGGGATGCGTCTGGGACGACCACAATGTGGTTCTGTCGGAACGGGGGCTCACCGATGTTGATGAAGTAGTTGAACGCCACGATACGCCAGGTGATACCGGAGTAGGTCCAGTAGTCCCCGAGGTAGAGCCCGGAGAAGGAACCGCTTCGAATCGCCTGGAGATATGGAGTGACGTTGCTACCCAGTGATGCGCCTCGGTAGATGGAGTTGTGCACGCCAACGTTCGAGTCATTCAGCATCCCATAGACAGATCCAGAGTTGCTGAACTTCTCGTTGATCTTGGTGATGTTGAGCTCAGTACCCGCGATACGACCCTCAACGGCCTGGAGTCGCTCGTTCTGGTTCCGGTCACTCACCTTGAGGTTGGCGACGTCGGTAGAGGTGTTTCCACCAGCGTTAGCCAGGGCGTCTCGAACCGACTCGAACCAGGTGTTGAACTCACCCTGCAGCTTGGCCTGGAGAGCATCCAGATTGATGTTCTGCAGAGGCCCGCTCACATAAGGAGTACGAGCACTACCCACAAGGCTGATGATGTTCTCAGCCGTGATCTGTCGAGAGTTCTTGATGATCTTGATCTGCGCCAGAGCGAACGTCTGTCGATCACCATTGTCGTCCACCGAGGGGACGGTTGGCGTAACAGCAGGAGTACCCTGGACCACCTTGATCTTCGCGCCACGGATGGCCTTGGATCGGTCAACCTCGACACATACGAGGTCGATACGGTCCAGAGTTGCGTGAGAACCAGTCAGAGTAACAGTCTCATCTCCCGAGTTCTCAACCCATCGGTTGTTCAGCCACGCCTTGCCGGAGCCGACGTATACGGACATCCCGTTGTTGGTGGGTCGAACACGGAACTTGTCACCCACATTCGGAAATACCCCCGGGGCAATAATGCCGTCGAACAGTGAGCCGAACTGGTCTGCGTCGTATGTCCGGTCGCCATTCACGGAGTTGTAGAAACCGCTAGTAATGGCCATATGCTAATCCCTTTCTCGAGGAACGATGACCTCACCGGGTCCATTGCGAGTGAAGTCGATACGGAAGCCGTCACCATTCCACTTGGTACGAGACGACATGGAGATAGAAGGAACCTGAGAGAACCCGTCAGCCGACCAGGACTCGGTCATCTCGGTAAGCTGGCACTCGATTGGGACTGGGTTGCTTCCGGACGGGACGTAGTAGAAAATATCGCCTACGTCGAAGCCATCACGATACTGGACATTCGAGAAGTTGTTGATCTTACCCGAGATCATCTTCAGCGGGGTATACTTCGGGAACATGGCGTCCAGAACCCAGAAGGGATACCACACCTCGGTCAGAGAGGAGATGTGCTTCTTCTGAAGCGGCGTAAGCGCCTTCCAGTCCTTGACGGAATATGGCTTGTGGACCTGAGTGTTGTCCCACAAGACCTCTCGCCGAGTGATTGGGTTCTCGGAACGAAGTGTATGTGCCCGGGTATGCGTAGTTCCATCTGCAACCCAGTCCAGGTCTACGTCACCAGTATCAAAGATCTCGTAGATCGTACTCTTCTTATCCACAATCGAATCTACTGACTCAAAGTCCGAGAAGTTGTCGTTCTCCTGTGCGAGAGTGATCGTGTTGATCAGCCGAGGAGCAGTGATGTAACAGTGGATACCACCGTTCTCGAGCTTGATCTTGTAAAAGAGCGAGTACCCGTTTGGCTTGCATGCGGAGATGACGTTCTTGAACATGTCCGCAATTGGCGCCCGGTCATAGATAATCCACTTACCGTCCTGGATCTTCTGGCCAGTGTCATTGACATAGGCCATCTGAGACACACGGGTATTTCTATGGAAGTTGAAGTTGTCGATCCTTCGCTCAGGCTTTGCGTCCTTACCGAGATTCGAATGGGCGACATCTTCAGCCATAGCCTGGGCATTGAACTGGCCATTTGCATCCGGTTCAATCCATCGTCGGTGAGGAAGGATTCGCCATTCCATCATCGACTCGAGAGAGCGCCCGGTATACTTGTGGAGGTAGACACCGTCATCCTCCTGCTTCACCGTAGCAGTCTCAATGACCATAACGGTATCCGTGTCGTCTCGGATAAACAGGTTTCCAAGACTGTACTCATACCCCGGCTGATCCGAGTAGAGCTGGAGCTCGAACTGACCGTAGTCATATGCCCGCTCGGTCCAGTTGAGTGAGTAGAAGTTATTCGGAACCTCGATAAGAGTTTCATAATTATGGAGGAACGCGAAGAACAGCTGCATCAAATCCCCCTGTAGAGAGTGTCGTATTCCATAGAGACGCTAACGTCGTCAACGCCCCCAGCATACTGCAGGGCGATAGTATTGATGCCTGGGTGCATCTGAATCCAGGTACTTCCTGGAGCTAGAACACCCGTGATGAAAGACTTCCTACCTCGAGCCTGGTGAGTGATAGACTTCTTACCTGGACGAGTGTCGATTACGATACTCTCGCCTTGGTAGAAGTTTCCAGCTCGAGATATAGACATAGTCTCGTTGTAGGTGACGTTCGAGACAATAAGGTTACTCACAGTGCCTGAGAACTCGACGGTGATAGTCGCACCAGCCGGGTAGTCACCAAGGTACCGGATGTCCTTACCAGAAGAGTTGGTCATGTCACCGAACTTGAGCTTGTGGTTCGGCTCGGAGAAGAACGGGAACTCGAAGGAGGGCGTGTTGTCGTTGAAGCCCACGACCTTCTGGATCTGAGTAGCGGAGGACTTCCAGTACGGGTCCAGTCCAAGAAGGGAGACCTGGATCTCCTGCCGCTCAGAGAAGATGTTCGGCTCGACGGACTCGACAATGAAGTCTGAGTGCACGTTAAGCCAGTCGGTGGTCACACCGAGAGTGATGGTCTCTCCGACTCCGAAGTAGGAGTAGCACTTGAGTCGGAGTTCCTGAATGTCGGTCCCCCAGGGGATCAGAGTCAGTACCACAGTACGAGTACCAACCCTGACCCCCTTGAGGAACGCTCCGTCCAGCAAGGCATATCGGTCAGTGCTGATGTCTGCCTTTACTGGCCCCAGACCAGTAATCTCCTTGATCGCGACCCCCGACGAGTAGGGGTCTGTGATATCGATTGCAAGTCGATCCCCCGACTTGGTCGTGGACGAGATCTCTGAGATCATAGTGTCAACTTGTCCTTTGCCATAGCAAGCTGAGTGTGGGTCTGGCGATAGATAGTCGCCGCATCCAGCGCCTCAGGCGAGTTGTTGGTCTGGTTGAATGTGATGTTTGTAACACCATTTTGACTATTCTTGTCAGAATTGTCAACTGCGATCGGAGCAGGAGGCCGAGCCGCGTTAGCAGCCTGTGTCGTGACCCCGATGGCGGGAAGGAAGTTGTTGATTCCCTTGGCCTGCTTCTGCATCTCAGTGAGATCCAGAACGGGCTTGATTTCCGGCTTGAAGGACGGGTCATCCTCGACTAGTTCATTGACCCCGTCGAGAGCTGCGGACATTGCATCGTATGCTGCCTTAGACATGTTGTCTCCAGCCTCAGCGACACGCTCGCCAGTATTCTCAATACCGATAGCAAGACCCTCTCCGACGTATCCACCAAGTTCCTTCATCAGTCGAGAAGGAGAGTGAATACCGAAGAAGTTCTTGACCTTGTTGTAGCCCTTCTTGGCGACGGAGACCATGGACTCACCAAAGCTCCAGGCCTTGGAGGCAAGACCGTCGGTCATACCATCAACGATAGCCCAAGCAATCTCTCGACCAACCTTGTTGAATCGGTGCGAGTACTTATTGATAGCATCTCGAACACCCTCAAGAAGCTTGAGGACCGTCCACATACCCTTGTCAATGATCTTCGGACCATTCCTAGCAATTCCATCAAGGAAGTTGAGGATGACGTTGGTGGCAGCGTCAATGACCTTGCCGATGTTGTCAGCAATTCCGTTCAGGAAGTTTGCCAGGATCGTGGCGCCCTTTTCGCCGAACTCGTAGGCGTGGTTAGCCAGCTCAGTCAGCATCGCCTGGATCAGGATGAACAATGATGCCACAATACCTGGAATATTGGCATTGATAGCATAGATGATCGCTCCAAGCAATGCCGCCATAGCAACGGCAAGCTCCGGAGCCTTAGCACCCAGAGTGATGATGAAGTTGGCAATGGCATTTGCGAAGTCGATTGCCACCTGTGGCAGAATCGCCGCAAGCTGCTTCAGTCCCTCGGTCAAGACCAAGAATGCCGCTGCACCGGTTGTGGCACAAATACCCAACACAGCGGCAAAGGCCGCCATACCGATTGAGATCGGAAGTAGTGCCAGACCTAGCGCAAGTAGTGCAGCAGTAAGAATAATCATACCAACCGCGAAGTACTGCGCACCAGCAGCTGCTGCAACTAGGATCAGCATACCACCGGCAAGAGCAATAAGCCCGATAGCGAGCTGGCCCCATGTGATCGTGGAAAGGGTCTTCATCGCTGAGGCAAGGGCCAGGAATGCGATAGAGGCAATCCCTAGAGCAATTCCACCTTCCTTGAAGGCGTCTGCTGCCGCCATTGAGATGGCCAGAATCGCCAGACCTGCTGCCAGAGCAATGAGTCCCTTAGCAAGGGTCTCGATGTCCATGTTACCAAGGATAGCCACCGCACCAGTCAAGACAATAACTGCCGCTGACATAGCAATGATAGCTGCTGCTCCACGAGCATTGGCCCTACCCGCAATAGCCATTGCTACGGATAGCTCCGCAATAATGACACCCAAAGCAATGACACCCTGGAGGAGCTTGCCAGTGTCCATCGTACCAAGCATCCAAATCGCCGCAACGAGGATATTACAAGATATAGCTAGAGACAGGAGGATCGCAGCACCCTTGCCCATGAAGGGGTCCTTACTGACGACCATCATGAAGCCTGACAAGATAGCTACAACTGCCGCTAGGGTAACTACGCCTTGAACAGCCTTGCTGGTATCCATGGAGCCGAGTGTGTATACCGCTAGTGACAGAATAACACAAGCCGCAGCTAGTGCTAGGAGGATTCCAGCGCCCCTCTCGACACCCTTAGTTGCAGCCATCTTAGTCATGAAGGTCTGGAGAGTTTCCATAAGAACCTTCATGGCGACCATGCCAACCACAGCACCCTTGAGGTCCATCCCCGCAAGGATCCGAACCGCGGTAGCCATAAGGATCATGGCCGCACCAAGGGCGATAAGCATCCCGACAATCCGCACTGAATCGTTCTTGAATGCCACCATTTTGGTCATCGACTCAAGCATGTCGTCCATCATGTTGAACAAGAACTTGAGGACAGCAAGAGTGATTAGGAGCTTCGGTGCAGGAACCAGCGACATCAGAATCAGTGCACCAGCCAAGACACCAAGGGCGATAGCAATCGTCAGAAGAGCCTTAGCTTTGACCTTCTGCTCGAATGCCTCAAGTACTCCTCCAAGCTTATCGAAGACATTGCCGATCTTTTCAGCAACATCACCAATTTTGTCGAAGTTCTTCTTGAAGGAGTTGATCCATCGGGTGAAGGCAATCAGGACTCCACCACCAATAGCCCCGACCAGGATCTTACCCATGTCGTAAGACTTAAGGTTCGAGTTGGCATCGCTGAGGGCGTTACCGATAGAGCCAAATGCGCCCTTGACTGCGTCCTTGACCTTCGGAGCAAAGGTGTTGGTGACAAAGTCCTTGAACTCGACGAACTTCTGCTTGATGGTGTCGAAGAGCTCGGGAAGATGGATAGCCCTAGCGACCTGCTCGATGTCCTCAAACCACTTCTTGAGGAAGTTCTCTTTGGCCGCCTGACCAGTTTCTTTGGCGGCTTGAGCTGCAGCAGACCCAACCTCAGAGACTGCACCCGCAGCTTCCTTAGCCTTAGCCTTTACCTCGCCGTGACCATTAACCCAGTCTCGGAATGAGACCGCTACTTCCTTAACCTTACCGCCGATGTCGGAGAAGGACTTGCCAAGGTGGTCCCAAACACTACTATTTTGAATAGTATTCCATGTATCGACAAGCGCATCCTTCAGCTCAACAAGTTTCTCCTTGAGCCACTGGACCTTTTCAGAGATCTTGAGCTTCTGGCCTAGTTCATCGAACTTAGTTCCCAGCGACGCGACAATTGCCTCGGCAGAGGACATATCCCCCAGCTCGAAGCCCTTGAAGTAGTCGGATAGAGCAGCCTTGCCGGAGACGAGCTTAGCTTTGAGCTTGTTGCCTACACTATTACCGAACTCATTGATCTTAGATTTAGCTTTGTCGATACCGCTGTAGATAGAATCCATCGCTGCAGAGAACTCTCTACCAATGATGGAGTTCTTCAGAGCGTCCTTGACAAGACTGAACTTCGAAGCCAGATTCTTGAGTCCATCTCCGACCTTCTGAACCTTGCCGGTGAAGTCGATCCACATGATAAAGTCATGGATCTTGTCCACGACCCACTTAATGGCCTTACCGACCAGATCAATCGGCGGAAGGAGGAGTTTCAGGACCTTGCCGCCGAGGTCTAGACTGGAGAACCATCGATCAAAGTAGAAAATGGCCTTGCCGATTACCTTTGTAATCTGGAATATACCAGAGTTGATGCCTGTGAAAGCAGGGAATAGAGCGGTAATGATGTGTGAAGCAACCGTAAAGACAACTTGTGCTACCTCGCCGATGATAGTGGCGAAGATATGGAAGACAGAGAATAGGCCAGTAAATGTCCACTCGAGTTTCTCTGCAAAGTTGTCAGTGATAATTAGCTTCTCTGTGAAGTCTGCAAACGCCTTAACAATTCGATACAGACCTTCCGGTGAAGCATTAAAGAAGACATTACGAAATGCACTTCCAACCTGTCCGAGTACCTTCACCACCGCGGTGAAGATATTCAGCATCGACCGGAGGATCTCTTCTCGACCACCAAGGGCGACAAATCCCTTGAGGAAGTTATTTCGAGCTGCAGACATGTCATTGATGACTCCGCCGACCCAGTTACCGACCTCAGTAAACAGCTGCTGGGCCTGGTTGAAGTCGCCAACGAGGATTCGCCATGTCTCCGCCCATCCAGATCCCATGGCCTCCTGCCAAGTACCGATCATCTGAGTGAAAGTTCGGATCTGGGTAGCTGAGTTACTGGCATTCTCAGCCAGCATCTTGAGTTTGTGGGCCTGTTCCTCGGAATACCCCATTTCCTGAATCTGAGCCTCAGACAGGTCATTTGTCATAACCTTCAGTGTCTGAAGCATGACCTCAGATGTGAGCCATCCCTCCTGAAGAGAGAGTCGGAAGCTTCCTTGCTTGGCGATGGCTGCATCGACACCAGTATTCATGATTCGAGAGGTCTCGATCAAGGCGTCCTGGAACTGCTTACCACCGATACCGGCTCGTTCGAGAGACATCCAGTCCTGGAGCTGAACCTTTCCAGCGCTCATCGCCTGTGCAAGCTGGTATGTGGCTCCGGCGGCCTGAGTGGCATTAGCTCCAGAGAGTGCCGCCATGTTCGAGAAGCCCTTGACAGCATTAGTTGCATCCTCAAGACCAATACCGGCAACCGTGAACGTACCAATCGAGTTGGTCATCTCAGTGAAGTTGTAGATGGTCTTGTCCGCGTACTTGTTCAGCTCGTCGAGTGCAGCATTAACCTGGTCCAAAGTGGTACCATTTTGACTGGTGTTTGCCAGAATGGTCTGGACCGCGTTGATCTGGGTCTCATACTCCTTGAAGCCATCGATCGCAGGCTGAATGAAGCTCTGGAGCATCGACTTACCGGCACTTAGAGCCGCGGCACCGATTCCACCAAGAGCCGTGATGCCAATTCCCTGCATGACAGACATGTTTGAGGCTGCGTCTACGGCGGATCGAGCCAAGTCACCCAGAGTGGTGTTCTTAGCGATCTCACCCATCCGCTTTAGACCATTCACAGCACCCTCCATCTTCAAGGATTCCTTGAGTCGGTCCATGCCGGATGCGGATTCCTTGATTGCGGACAGGAACTGCTTGTTGTTCATCTTGAGCGAGACTACCCGCTCGTCAATAGTAGCCACTACTTAGTGACCTCCTTCCAGGCCTTCTTCGCTATCTTGTCGAATACGGGCCTGATAGCGGGGTTGATGTAGTCTCGGCCGACGACATACCCGCCATTACGAGTACCGTGGCCATATTGCAAGATGACGGCGATGTTCACGCCGTTGTTTACGTGTGAGTTTGTCCATGTGATCTGCCAGTTGTTACCGGTTCTTGTGACTTCGTAGTTCCAGCTAGCTGCTGTCTCGCCCGACCTGGAGGGGGTCGCCGCCTTTAGAGCAGAAACCCCCTCCTTGCCGAACTGATTCATGATCAGAGCCAGGTCTAACTTCGTCATTCTGTCAAACCAGTTCCTGGTGAGTTTCCAGTCTCCCTGGCTCTCGATCGTAATCATGATTCTCCTAGGTCAGGCCTTCAACTTGGCGAATGCCTCAGCATTGGGAACGGCCCAGCCGACAATGGTGACACCAGCGGCCTTCGCTGCAGCGGTCGCCGAGGCTTGCTCGTCCTTATTGGCGACAAGAACCCAGACACCCTCGGGGAAAGCGGACTTTGCAGCCGACCACGCGTTTGCTCCAGTGCTTGCCGGGAGAACACCGAGCTGTGCGTTCTTGACCGCGGAGATCTGCCAGTCTGCGGCACCATCGGTGTTGTCCGAGACACGCTTAAGACCGGCGTAGTCGGTCTTCATGATCTCCCGGAGCTTATTCTGGCCACGGTAGTGAATCGCGAAGTATAGCTTACCGGTACGCTTCAATAGGATCGGGAGGATCTTGCCGTCGGAAGAACGGTACCACTGAGCTCCAGAATCCACCTTTCCAGTTCGAACGTTCGGGAGTACCGCGATATTCTGGGCTTCGAGAGTATCCAGCGCCTCGATCATGCCAGCGGTATTCACACCCGCATTTCGAATTGTATCGAGCCCATACTGACTGAACTCCTTACCGGCCTCGTAGTTCTGCGGGATGGCCACTGCGGAGTCATTCCCGTCAGCCGTAGACTGGATCGGAAGTGCGATCTGGTCGGGCTTGAGGGCGGCGACTGCCTTAAGCTCATCGAGGCTGTAGGCGATTCGGTTATTGGTACCCCATCCCCCAGGAAGCCATGCCATGATCGGAAGACCGGTAGGCTTCGCCGGGGGAGGCGTAGGCGTACCACCGGGGTTAGGTGCCGGAGGCTGAGCGGGTCCAGGAGTAGGCGTCACTGCCTTAGTAGCAGGGAGCACCGGACCCTTAGACTGAGCCCAACCCTCGATAGCCTTGTACCCTTCCGAGATTCGGATAGCCAGAGCCGAACCAAAGGCGGTAGAACCAGCCTTGGTGGGGTGCGTGTCATCCGACATAAGTAGAATGTCACGAGTTCCGTCATTCTGCTTGTTAGCCTCGTTACCGGTACCCGACAGTACATCCGAGACCTGAACGGCGGGGGCCCCAGGAGTAAGAGGAGTCTCGCCAGAGCCAGCAGTCCAGGCCTTGGTCACTCGGTAAGCGACACCACCGTAGACAACGACATCGCCCTCGGCATTCTCTCGACCCTCCCGGAAAGGAACCGCCTGCTTGTCAGCGATACCGAGCCAGTCGATGAAGACGACACCGTTAGCCACACCACCGGCAGCCTCGACACCGGCCTTTTGGGCCTTTACATTGACGTGGGCATCACGAGACTGGAGACGGCTCACGGAGGAGGGCTCTGGCCCAACCATGATGATCGGAACGTTGGGGAGCTTAGTACGAACCTTCGTGACGAAGTTCCGAACAGCCTCTGTGATCTTAGAGCCGGTTGTGTCGCCGTTCTCCACAACCTTATCACTGTTGAGAGATCCAACAGTGACGATCAGGTTGGGGATAGATGCGCAGACCGCATTAACTCGAGAGTCGACCTCGAAACTGAGGTCCCCCTCCTTAGAGTGGGCGAACCCACTTCCATCAACAGCACTGACCATCGGGACACACCCGAGAAGTCGAGACGCCGCGGCGGGGAGGTTGAATCCGGGACCCATCATGGCCTCGGTAGACCAGGAGTCCCCGAAGAAACCAACCGTCGGAACAACTCGACCAGGCTGAAGCGGAAGCGAGCCAAGAACGGTAGAGAGACCAGCGCCCCCACCACTACCTCCAGACAGAAGTGGAAGCGGACGGGACGCAGGTCCAAAGAAGATGTCTGGAGCAATCTTTCGAACCGGTGCTGCAGACACAATGTCGATTGTCTCACCCTGGACGAGAGAAACATGCTTGGTTGAAACTCCAGCTGGAGTCTTGATCTCGACAGTGTGAGTCCAGTTTCCACCGGGATTGACACCGGAACCAGGAGCAAGGATCTCGACTCGGATAGATCCAGCCTGATCCGTGGTGATGAGATACTCACGCATGGAGACCTCAGTACCATTGAGAGTCGCGGTGGCGCCATCAACGTCCGGGGTGATTCGGACTGTGGCCTTACCGTTCTCACCGCCGGGAATAGTACCAGTAACTGTACAGTATGGTGCTGCCATTTTGAGCCTCCTACGGCTGTTCGGCCCTGTCGAGCAGGGCGTTCACCTTTGTGTTTGTCTCAGCGCCGTAGACGCCGTCAACCTCGGCCCCGACTGCAGCCTGAACGGCCTCAACAGTAGCGTCGTGAGCCTCTTCAGAAGCCTCGCCCCAGACTCCGTCCTGTTCAGTACCAACAACGGACTGCGTAAAGGCAACGCCGAAGGGGAAGGTCTTCCCGCCCCACTCAGAGGCCGCGGCAAGCGCGTAGCAGCGAGACCGAGTGTTCGGCCCGGCGATATTGTCGGGGGTCGCCCGGACTGCACGCTGCAGCGCACGGATGTCAGCAGGGCCAGCGGGAGCAGTGTTGCTCGGAGAGTCAGTATACGCAGGCCGGATCACATAAGCGATCGACTGATTGCGGACACGCCGCCAAACACCGTTCCCAGCAGACTGAGAGCCGTAGCTGCCAGACGAGGTGTTGCCCTCGATCGTCTGGAGCGTGCCTCCGCCAAGGTTCTTCTCGACGAAGCCCACGTGGTCAGTGCCGCCGCCGTCCCAGTCGTAGATGACGACATCGCCCGGTCGGGCGTCGTAAACTGATACGAAGTAAGCGTCAGGGTGCTGGCGGACCTTGTTGACGGTGTAGTCAGTGTTAAAGGAGAATCCTCCAATAGCGTCAATCTGCCCGCACTCGTCCAGACACATGCTGACGAAGAGCATGCACCACCAAACAGAGTCGGACGGTCCAGCAAGCCACTGCTGACCAGTTCGAGCTGCCCAGTATCGGCCAGCTTCGGATCCGGGCTGAGGGTCGTCTGGTGCATAGTAACCAATCCTCGCTGCGGCGCGAGCGAGTACGTTGTCTGCGACGCTCACTTCATCACCTCGGTAGTCTGGGAGACGTGAATCTCCTTGTCTTCCATAGGATCAGTGCCGATGTGGGCCTGCGGAGCAAGCGCCTCCTCGGGAATGTCTTCGTGACTGATCATTGTTATCCCTTCGAGCCAAGCTTAGCTCGCCTGGCTCTGTTGAGTTCCCGGTTCCGTTCCATAATCTCGGACTGGGACATCTTCTTATCAGGCTGATTCTTTTGGTTACAAACCCGAATGAGTGTGAGTAGTCGGTTGATGTGCCATGTCTCACACTCGAATGGGATCTGACAAGCAATCATCCAGTAGTAGATTAGCTCGGATGACGTATACTCGCCAGATCCGGACCCATCTCCGGTATCACGGACCGTTGTGGCTGTCATTGTATCGGCCATGTATGCGCTGATACGCTCAACCTCGGATGGGGGAATCCTATCCAGGAGCGACGGGTCGTATGTTTCATCAGTGATCATACACTTGATGTAGAGGGCCATCTCCTCGGGGGTAACTTTGTCGTTACCGATGAGGTGCTTATGGGTGATTGACTCCCATTTTGACAGCGCGACCAGGTTGTGCTCCAGGTGCAGGATTCCGCCAGGCATAGAGACAAAGGTGCCTGTCTCCTCGTCGAACCCGTCGAGATCCGGGATAGAAACTATAAGCATTGCAGGCACCGAGGGCCCAGGAGTCTAGGTCTCTGAGCCCCCGGTGTGGTATATCAGCCTGCGAAGTGAGCCTTGATCTCATCCGGAAGGAGGAGCTTGGGCTCGGTGGCCGCGCCACCGCCCTGGGCTCCACCGTCGGAACCGAACAGCTTGGCCTCCAGGGTCTTGAGCTTACCGGAATCGACGTCCAGAGACGAGATGGTCAGCAGGGAGGTCGGCTTAGCACCGCTCACCGTGACCGGGGTCGTGGAGAGCTCCCACGAGAACGAGATTGCCTCGGGAGAGTCGTTGACGGTCTTGTAACCCTTCTCGGAAGGAGAGGCCTTGCAGCCGTACAGGATGTGGAGCTTGTAGCCCTTGTCCTGGCCCGCCACGTCGTCACCAATCTTGGTGCGGTAGACGAGACCAAAGGCGAGTCGGTCCTGCTGACCGATCTTGACACCCTTGGTGAGCTCAGCAGAGCCGTCGCACTTCTCGAACTCATCGGGGTAGGTGTAGGCCTCAATTGTGGCCTTCAGCTTCTCGGCCGAGAGCATCGAGAGGTACAGAATGTTGTCGGCGTAGAGGTCAGTTGCCTCGGCGCCCTCGGGCTTCTCGGAGATGGCAGTGATACCATTCCAAGCAACGCCCTTGCCGTACATCTTCTGGGCCGGGTCGTACACGTAAAGTGCACAGTGGTCGACACCAGTCTCAATACGGCGCTCACCGGTCTTATCCCAAGTGAGAGCTGCCATGTTAACTCCTAATAGTAGACGTCGAAGATGTCGTGATAGAGGTTGTCCGCTACGAGTCGAGACTCATGGCGGCTGAACAAAAGATCCTCGATCTTCGTTCGTGTCGGGTTCTCGGGATGCCGGGCAATCAGAGTAACCTGGAACCGGTTTGCTTTGATATACTTGAGGTTGTCCGCGTACATCGGATCACCCGGATGCCGCTCGTATACAATACACGGATACGATAGCTTAAGAGACGGGAGCGGTTGGTAATAGACCTTATCCGACCCGAGGATCTCTACCAGCTTCTCATGGAGAGCTAGCCGTCGGTCCATTATACACCCCCGTCAACTCGAGAACCAGACGGGGGAACTTCAGCTCCACATAGGAGATCTTCCAAAGTCCCCCCATCCAGCGTACGTACTTGAGGTTCTGGATGTTATCCGTTAAGAACCCGTCAGCAATAATGCTGATCTGGTTACTGAGGTTGATACTCCCCAGAATCTCATCGCTGCTACCAAAGCGGCGTGCTTCACGAAACACATCGCCATAGTACTGCTTCTCGATCGGTTTGTCTTCCCAAATTCCCGGCTCAGTCTGGACCTGAGTCACAAATCCTATCTCACCGAAGAATTTGGCCATCTATCACGGCTCCGGGACGATGTTACCAGACTCAACCTTGCGCTCGACGACAACAGCCGACTTGGGCTTCGTCAGCGCCCCGGAGAGACGAGTCTCCAGGAGGTAATGGTACTGGTTGAAGCTGATGTCGAAGTCCTCAGCCGCGAAGAGCTGACCACCCTTGTCCGCACCAATGGTGTAATCGGACATATTGACGATAATACCCAGAGCCTCGAGCTCACCATTCTTGGTAGAGGTGCGCTTCAGACCCTTCATCAGCGGAACCTTGACAATCTTAGAGACGCCGATGTAGTCGGCCAGCTCAGCAAGGGTGCGGAACTGGCGGTGGCCCATCTTGTCCTTCAGAAGGAGCATCTCGGTGACGAGTCGGGGATCGGCGAACCATGTGGGGTTACCGGCGCCATCGTAGTCATCCAGGGCCCGAACAATAGAGTCCAGAATGTCGTCGACCGACGTCTCCTTCGCCAGGATGACGCGAGGAGCGTAGAGGCTGTCCTCCTTGTAGATCGGGCGGATGCAGTCCTCCTTGATCTTGTCCTTAGAGGAGACAGGTCGACCATCACCAATGAGGACGGCCCGACCGAGCTCCTCCTCAAGCATGATCTTCATCTCGCCTCGGATCCAGGAGACGACATCAAAGTCAGTGATGTCCAGGATGTCGTCCCGATCCAACCTCTGCTTCTTATAGATGGTGGTCGGCGAGGTGGTACGCTGCAGAAGCGTGAAGACCTCGTCTTCCTTCTTATTACCCTTGATGTAACCCCGGGCACGGGCCTCATCAGCAGTAATGTCGGCGAAGCGGGTGCGAATTCGGGAGAAGGGTGAGTGCTTGGCAGCACCAACAACGGAGTCGACCCAATCGGTCTTGCGCTTGATGAACTCCGGAGTAGTCCACAGATCCTTTGCATCCGGGAACAGGGTCTCGATCTGCTTGATGCCGTAGGCATCGGCGTGGGCCAGGATGGCCTCCTTCAGGGAGCCGCTGGAGCGAGCGTCCTCGAAGATGGTCTCGACCTGGGCGTGAGTCAGGACGGGGAGCTCCTCGGTGGTAGCGGAGCCCTCAAACACGTTCTTGTGAGCCATAGTATCCTCAGTTGTGTCGGAATGGGCGGTGTCCTCGGCCTCTTCGGTCTCAGACTCCTCCGCCTCTTCATCTACGGAATCGACGAGCTGCCCGACGATGGCGTAAACCGCCGTCTTCTGCTCCTCTGTCATCCCTTCGAAGATCTCCCCGAGTGTCGGGTCATCCTCGTCGCCCTCAGCCTCATCGGCCTCCGGCTCCTCCTCAGCGTGCTCGACGTCATCCGTCTCCTCCGCGTCGAAGTCCTCATCCTCGTCCTCAAAGTCATCGCCGTGAGAAACGAAGTCCAGCTGCTCATCCGTGTAGATGACAGCCTCGATCTCATCGCCATTGTCGCCATGCTCGATGGAGACCTGGTCAATGAGGGCACCAGGGTTGGCGCCGCGGAGCACCAGGCTCACCTCGACGAGCTCGCCGTGGACAACGTCGTTGCCCCGAGCCCGAACATGGGTGGCGTAGATGCTCATCGCCTTGATGTCGCCGTTCTTGACCATCTCTCGAGCGGTCCGGCCACGATCGGTGTTGTTGAGGTGGGCGTAGGCGTAGACGCCATCCTCACGAACCTCAAGGTCGGCATGCCCGAGGACGTTCTCAACGTCGCCGTGCTTGTGCTGCCAGACCAGAGGTACAGTCTTCCCGTCGTACGCCGCGAATGCCCCGTGTCGGATGACCTTGTTATCCGAGCACCGAACATCGTTCTTCGTGGCGTAGCCAGAGAAATCGCACTTAACTGCCATTTTGACTACTCTCCATCAGTTCGGAAATTGGTACCTCCGATGCAGGGACGTCGTCGACCGGCTCTTCGCCAGGCGGCTGTTCCTCGCCCATCGGATTGATGTTGGAGTTCACCAACTGGTTTGCCGTCTCGTCATCAGACTGGGCCCATCCGAACTTCGGTCGAAGCTCATTGGCGGTTCCGATCTCATTACGCTTGACGGAGTCGACCAGCTTGGACATCTCCTCGAGCGGGACGTTGAGGAACGGATCCTCGATCGCCATTACCCGCTGCTTCTGCGTTCGGGCAGTCTTGGTGAGGAAAGTCCTGGTGATGGCATCCGTGATCGCCTTCAGAACTGGACGAACCGTTCGGTTCTGGTAGTTCAGCATCTGTCGAGCATCGGCTTTGCCGGTGAAGACATCCTCGGTCATTCCGAGCTGGTTGTACAGCTGCGTAGTGAGCCACTGGATCTGACTCATGAGGTTGTTCTCGGACGGTCGGTTCAGCTGGGTGATTCGCTCCGCACCATCGGTGTAAGCGATACCGTACTGAGAACCTGCGAGCTGTTCCTCAATCGCCTTTCGCCTGGCTTCTGCCTGCTGCTTCTTGAGCTCAGTCTTGACCACGTAGGGAAGCTGAATAATGATGTCCAGCTTACCGGATCCAGACTGACGATCAATTGCATCGAGCAGATGCAGCTTCTGAGTGAGTCGCTGCAGCGTAGAGCTCGGAGCGTTCATCACACTGTAAAGCGGATTGTTGACAATCGCTACAAACTCTTTCTCAAGAGTCAGCTGTTCCCGCTGTCCAGTATGGTCGTTGTATACTTCGACTCGGACATGTCGGGGGTACCAATTCAGGATGCTACCGACTCGCATTGAACGAACATCATAGCCCTGAGTCATGTCGGGGTTGACGTTCGTGTCTACGGGAACAATCGCAACTGCGCCCTCTTCGAACAGAGTGAGGACGAGATCCTGGAAGAATCCACGTCCGGTCTGGTCGATATTGGCACTGAGCGACATACAGTCATCAAGATCACTGTTGATATAGCTCTTGAGATTACCGTTGTCGTCTGTCCGAACATGTCGGATTGGGACATTTGCCACGTCAATGGCAATCTGGTTATAGATGCTGGTGACAATCGTCTGATCCCCGACGACGGGGCGGTAATTCACGCTCGGATTCCCGAAGAATGACGCTCCGTATTCGGGAGTGAAGTTCTTCTTGTCCGGCGATCTGGTAAATGCATTCCAGGCGTGGCTCAATCGATCACTAAGACCCATTTCACCTCCTTGCTCATTCGAATGCCTCCTTGTTGATCTTGTATGCCACGAAGGCATCCATCAGAGCGGCTACTGAGTCGATCTTCTCTTCCGAGCGCTTCTTCAGTAGCTTCCGGTTTCCGTTGGTATCCTCAAGTGTGACGCAGTTACCCATGGTGAAGGCCATAAGCTCCTGGTCGAAGATGAGAAGGCGTTCCGAGGCCAGCTTCTTCAGTTCCCCGAGGGGTACCGATTCTGTCCTGGCTCCCTGAATAACCTTCTCGATACCATACGGTCCGTTCTCCTGTTCCCACCGGGTTACGAACTCCTTGGCGTTGTACGGGTCAAACCCAAACGCCGAGACGTCATACTTCTGTTCATCGATGTAAAGGTCCAGATCTTCATAGACCTCCATCATGTCCAGGACGGTACCCTCCATGACTCGGAGGCTTCCTTCTTGGATGAACTCGTCATACTTCTGACGCAAAGCACCTGGCAACTTCATGAGCGTCAGCTCAGAGATGTATGCCAGTGTCTTTACGCCAAAAGCCTGATTCCTGAGTGGGAACAGGAAGGTGAACGCACAGAAGTCATCGCCCTGGGACAAGTCGGCACCCATAGCGCACTGCATGTTCCAGAATGTGTTCTTCCTGTGCGGGATCGTCTCCTCGTAGGTGAAGAAGTACGTGTATCCCTCCATGGGGATCCCGAACCTCTTGGCGAGGATGTCATTTCGAGCGGCAGGAGCTTGCTCCATTCGATCGACGTCCTGCTGGTACCGATCATAAGAGACAGTGATGCCAATGTTCGGCTGGGCTTTCACCCACATAGCAGGATCTGCTACTTCCTTGATGTCGTCAAGTCGGTAGTAGAAAATTGAGATGTGAGGGGCGATGTATTCGCCCTTCAGGATTTTGAGCAACTCCATCTTCATGGTGTCGCCCACCGCATTGCGGATTGTTCCTTCTGAAGAGACGGCCAGAATCACTGGGTCATCGATCTTCGAGGCGCCCTGTTCAAGTGCACCGACCACGTCCTCACGGATGTCGCCGGAAAGCCACTCATCCACCGTGCAAACCTTGGGTCGAAGACCCTGTAGCTTGTCGATGGACATGGGGCGGACCTCGAGAAGGGATCCGGTGAGGAAGTTCTCCACGCCCTTCTTCGTCGCAACCAGCTTCTGGCGGTTAGCCCTCGCACCGGTTGTATTTTGAATGGATCCCTCAGTCAGGAACTTATACAGCGGACCTCTGGCTCGAGTGATGGCAGTCCGGAATGGACCCATCACCTCTTCAGCCTGCTTCATGGTCGGAGCCGTAGCGATCTGATGCGTCGTAGTAGTGTCAATCACCAGGAAGTAGTTCTGGATGAGCGACATATACATCGACTTTGCTGCTCCACGAGCAACGATCAGATACTGCTTGATTGTAAGGCGCTTCTTTACGGTTTTGGTCTCATAGTGACCGCCGACTCCGTCCTCGTATGGGACAAAGACCTGGCGATCCTCGAAGTAGTACCATCCAAGGAGCTGTTCGGCCCAGAGCTTGAAGCTGTCTAGAAGATGGAGGTCAGCTCCGTCGGACAGAGTAAGCTCGTTCTCGCAGTATGCGATGAATCCTTCTACGGCTTGGTCATCGTAGTAGTATTCAGGATTAGCGACTAGAGCGTCAATCCGGTTCATCTCACATGAGATCTCTTCGCATACCGGAATCTCGCCTCGGATGACTGCGTCACGAAACTGCCCGTAGTATTTTGGTACTGCGGTGTTCGAGAGCATTACTTAGCTGTACTCCCCGGATTACGAGGGTAGCGCTTCTTCTTGGGCGAGGGCTTAGTCTGCTTATACGACTTCGGCTTAGAAGACTGCGGGAGCTTCTTGCGGTCGGGGCCACCAGTAGACTTATATGCCACACGAGCCTCTTCGGCGACAACTGCTGCTGCTTGAGCCGCTTCTTGCGCCTTCTCAGCAGCCTTCTTAATATTCTCTGCTGCAGCCTTCTTGCCCGCCTTACCACCGGTAGCACCCTCGAATGCGTTATCGAACGCAGACTTCATGAGCTTCGTACCTGCGTAAGTCCCAGCCTTGGTTAGAGAGTTCTCGAGGATCGATCGAGTGACTTCACGACCTCGAACCAGGTGGCGATCGGCCTTGAGCTCCCGATAGCGTTTCTCTTGCTCCAGCCGCTTAATTCGGGACTGGAGCTCGGTGTCGCTGATCTTCTTATATCCGCGGTTTGCGAACTTCTTTCGGGCCTTTGCATCGGCCTTTGCCTGCTTCTTTCCGGCAACTCGGGCATCGTGAGCCTGCTTAGCCTTCTGAACCTTAGCCGCTCCAGTTCGAGCAGTCTTGATAGTCGTCTTGGTGGCGTTGGCGGTGAATCGCCCACTCTTCCGGATGGCCTTGATGGTGGCCTTCCGACCAGCGCTAGCCTTCTTTCGGATGACGCCCCATTTCTGGCCTTTTACACCGTGGTGAATGAGGTCTTCTACCTCTGCTTCCCCTCGGTCTGATAGATCAGTCGCCATGCTGCCTCCTCGATCAGCTTCTGGTAGGCCTGGACCAAGAAGGAGTTCCCCGGTGGGTCGAAGAACAGCTTAACCTTCATGGCGATGTAAGACTTGATTGCCGCTTCGTCATCGATCGAATCGAAGACAGTCCAAGCGGTATCTTTATCAATTGAGGTATCGCATTTTGGCCCCAATTGTGCGAGATCCATTCGTGCAGTGTTGATGTGCATCAGGATCTGGTCATCGAAGGCATCATATCCCGGCATGATGCCGATTGCCTTCTTAGTATCTTCAAGAATGGTTCCCATTAGATCCTCCAGGGAGCTTGATCATTCGGTCGACGCTCAACAACTCGTGGTGTCAACCTCGATCGGTCTCCGAAGTGTATCGCGTTGTGGGTATTCTTGGTTGTGGTAATGAGAAACTCTGGCTCGAGGATGTCTGGATTGAATTCCTCGAGATCTTTGGGCTGAATCGGATTCATGTGGTGAATTAGCGGCATGTATCTGATGTCAAGTCCCTCGATCCCGAGGTCGCAGGCTTCATCTCGAGCCAGAACAAAGTTCCTGACCTTCTTCCACTCCGTAGAGGTGTAGAATCGTTGGTTCAGGTAACGATCGAAGCCAAACGTGGCTGTACCGACTTGCCCGGTGAGAGCCAGGTAGTCAAACCGCTCCTCAAATGTCTCGAGGCGCGCCAGTTCAGTATACGTTCGTAACATCTCCCGCTCCAGAGTATGTACGGAAGGCTTCGATGGCTTCTTTGGCAATCTTCTCGGCTTGCTCAGCGCTGACGAGCGCCGTCTTCTTAGCCTCGAGGAGTGCTGTTTCGTTCCTCAGCTTCTCCACCTCGAGCTGTTCTCTTGTGGAGGCGAGCTTGAGGTAGTGATTCACCGTGGTTGCCGGTGCTGTACCCTCTCGAAGCTGCTTCTCAGCGAGCTCAAGCGCGAGATTGATCATCTGCGCCTCTCGTTGTTCCACAGTTCGAGCGGGTTTAGAGGGTGTTGCGGCCCTTTTACCCATAGTTGCTCCTTAGATAGAGGGCGTTTGGGGCCAATTGGGGGCTAGATTCTAGGGCCCGTTGTGAGCGAGACCAGCAGGAAGAAAGGAGCACACGAGAAACTTCCTGTGGGCCCTAGAACCTAGTCCCCAATTGGCTTTCCAAATATCCCTCCGGGGAAAATATGGAGGGG